ATACGGTATAATTCCCCTGTTTAAAATGTCTATCAAGTACGTACTCGACAGCGTTGATTTCGGCTTTGGCCACAATAATTCACAAGGTCTACCTGACGGTAGACTAACCATAGTAAACAAGACCAGTGCGGTAGTTAAAGACGGGTTAGGGACATACGTTTCAGACCTTGAATTAAGTGCTGACTTCCAGATGGCTGGAAAGAAGAAGACTTGTAAGATGGTCCCGGAGTACACGAACTATTCGGGGTATAACAAGCAGTTTATCGACGAAGACGGTAATTTCAATGGTGCAGCTGCCTTCAGCGAGTTTGCTAGGACTTCATCAGCAAAAAGGTTAGTTAAAGAGGATACAATGATGAATGTTAGCAAACAAGTGCAAGGTGACAGCCATGAGAGTTTCCTCTATAATATGTTGATATCATGGCTCAAGGCGAAGATATACAAAGATAGTGGCGCCAGAAATAATACCTTAAGAGTTGTGATGTCTCCTTACCGAGATACCCACGTGGTGGTTGATCTAGGGACAGGCCTAGAAGACCATGTAGAAGAAGTAGTTTTAGGTTTTCCAGTGGATGATGAGTCTGTCGAAGCGGGGGTGTGGGCAGCGCGTACCAAAGAAAATTACTGGGAAAAACCCTATGTGATGACCTATAACGCAGCTCAACGTACTCAAGAAGCGTACTATTTAGTGCATGTGTTGGGAAGGAATCAGACATCAAGGCTTAATTTTGATGTTTATATACCGGGTTTAGATACGAACCAGTTGTTACTGGAACCAGTTAATGGAACAGGAGTAATAACGGGTGATTTCAATGGTATCCCTTGGACAGAGCCTCAAACACAGTGGGCATGGATAATAGACTATGTTAGGTTAAATAGAGTGGAGCAGCACTTTGCTGCAGCTCTAGAAGCGCTTGGCTCTATGGCATTACACCCGTGTTGGTCAAGTATGGAAGCATGTGCTTGGCAAGAAGCAGAGCTCAGATTAGTCTTAGCAAATTTCTCGCCTACCAGAGCACGGATAAAAGGAGTACTTGAGGGGGTGGCCTATGAACCTGAGACAAACGGTCCTGCCTTTCCAATGAGTGAGGCGGGAATCCCTGAAAATTTTATTGCAGCATCAGGAGTGCTTAACTATTATATGTGGTATGGGTTATACAGTCTTTATCACAATGAATCAAGAAGCAGGGACGACTGGAGAACTGTCTTTGGATCGCTGTATGAAGAATTAGGAATAACGGCCACTGCTCATATGAGGCCAGCAGCAGTTTCCTTAATAACAGGCAAAGAGTTTCCCACTGCAATGACAGAGGGTTGTGGAGTCTGTATAGATACTTCATATATGTACAGGTTGCATAAGTTGACTCAGATACGAGACTTGGACGGTACTATAGGTGAAGAGGTGAGTATTGACGCAATATATGCTCCGGTCAGTGGTAGCATAATACTTGGGGCAGTAGCATGTAACCTTGAAACTACAGCACACCTGCAAGCTGTACAAGTATTTAAAGGCCTGGGGAGATCCAGTCCTAGGTATGATTTAGAACAAAAACTAATCGTTGCCAACGCTTATAGATTATTCGGCCATGACGTGACGTTCAGAGACTCACTAAATGGTAATGAAAAACAGTCCTGGGCACCAGTCAGAGAGTGTATAATAGAGCCAGCAAGTATAGAGTTCGCTACTAACCTGACGCACACCTGGGAACCACACGAATCAAACAGGCGAGAAGGCAGGTCTCACGTCCTACCTCAATTAAGGACTATCCTAGACGGTCAAGTGCTTAATATAAGTATAAGCAAACCTAATGTTAGTCTGATGAAATGGCAGTCTAGGGTAGTCAAGATAAGGCCTGTGGTCAGGTTAACGAGGGTCAAGAAACCTGTGGAATTCAAAATAAGCACTAACTTGACCCCCAGACCGGCAATCTTCGCTGCGAGACGCGTACACAACGTACCCGGCCAGCATTTTCGCATGGACGCAGCGGAGCTACCCCCTCGATTGCCAGAGGGACCAATAATACAAGCACAGCCCCCGGTAGACCCGGGTGGAGGCGGGGTGGCTGCGGCATTAGCTTTACCTCTACAGCAAGCAGGTCAACAAGCTGGACCTGCCGGTGTGGAATGAAAATAAAGCCAGCATCGGAGGCTGGCAAATGCATGAACTGTGACACTGAACTAGGTAAAGTATCAAACACGATACCGATTTCTAATACTTACAAAATTTCTGTTGACCCTGGAGCGCTGGACAGGAAAAGTTTCCCAATCCTGGTGATGGGAGATGCCAGCAGTGAGGAAGGGGAGAATACTTCTATTGCAGATAATGCGGCTAAACTAGCCATTTTACGGAATAGTTTTATGTATTATAAAGATAAATTGGCCAGGAGCCGAGTGTATAACGATAATGTAGTAAAACCTAAAATAAGGAAAAGTAAATGCATAGACAGTTGTACCAACAGTAGCCACATACCCATGGAAACGAGGAAAGTAGTGTACACCAAAGAAGCTAATAATAGAGCAATATCTTGTAATGTATCAGTAGATAGAATTGAGCTAATGAACGCGGAGAGTGGATTGCATAGATTTGGAGCACCTGGTGTGTTAGACTGTAAAGATGTAGAGGGTGTTTATCTTAGTGTGATAGACTGTAACAATAGTAATGATGAGTTGGAAGAACACGATCAGAAAGTATCTTCTGAAAGAGTCAAATATATACCCAAAGTAATTAGGAGACGATTTGCGAGTTACCCTATGCCGGCAGCTTTAAAAATAGACAGTTTTGGCGCTTACGAGTCATGTATCTTTTCTGAAGCTGAGTACCTCATAATTGACAGGCTTGATGGTGAGTTTGACGAGATGGATACCTGGTATAACTACTACAACACAGGAGTGCAAGCAAGACTCATACCCGTCTCTGGTGCGACGTATGTATACTACAAAGTAGACCAAGTGTTAGCCCCAGTCACCAAACAGATCCTGGCCGCATTATCTAGGCATTTCATCGAGGACTATACCGGTTACTACAATGACTGGTGTACAGATGACAATGTGTTCCTACAGTTCGGGAAGAGACGTAGTGAAGTTAGAACCACTGGAGAGGTCAGCATCAAAGAGCTCAGAAATTTACCTAGGGCTGACATATCTTCACTTCACCATACACACTTTACTGCCGCGGAAGTTTGGGAGGCTCTGAACGACTGTGAGAGGAACAGAGCAAAGAAAGCCTGGGCGCTCAAGGACATAGCAACGACAACTATGATGGGCGGATTAATGTTGTGGTGCGCGAGTGTGTCTGACGAGACGGTCAGTAAAGTTCAAGAAGCTGGTCTCTTTTCTGTAAGCACTATCAGCGAATTTGTCAAGCTGGGTAAGACGATTTCTGTACGAGCAAAGTCTTACCAGAACATAGTAGCTGCGGATTTAAGGGAAGTCTTTGAGTTAGACGTTCTGGTCAACAGGGTCACGGGAGAGGTAGATTGGAAGACTGAAAAGAAAAATAGGACTAGCCCGTGTCTGACAAAGATACCTTACAAAACAGTTTATGATTCTGCGAGGAAACTGTTTGCCAAATATGACCCTGATAGAGAGAAATACAGACGGCTTGACTGGAAAAAGTACTGGGATGCTAGATGGCAGTGGTCAGCTTCAGGTTCAATCCATAGCCAATATAGCGAAGATCTAGAAGGGCTTCCCAAAGAGAGGGAACTGCGTAACAAGTTTATAGCACTGAACATCGCGGAAGATATGCCAATAGAACATTACCTTAACAGAAAGCCCGAGCTACACGCGTGGTCATCAGTTAAGTATGAATGGGGAAAACAGAGAGCGATATATGGCTCAGATCTTACAAGCTATGTGTTGACTCACTTTGTGTTTTTCAACTGTGAAGACACACTACCTTCGGATTTCCCTGTTGGATCTAAAGCTAGACCATCATACGTATCATCAAGAGTGCGCGCAGTATTACGTCGTGCCACACCATGGTGTGTGGATTTTGAGGATTTTAACAGCCAACACTCGAACTCGAGTATGGTTGCTGTTCTGAACGCCTATTTAGACGTAAACAATGACAGGATGTCTGAAGAACAACGTAAAGCTGCAAAGTGGGTAGTAGAGTCAGTACTAAATACAAGAGTGACCGACAATATGGGGTTGAAGGAGACTTACAAAGCTAAGGGGACTCTGATGTCTGGATGGAGGCTTACTACTTTCGTGAATTCAGTACTGAACTATATCTATACACGAGAGATGCTAGGCAAAGAGACGGCAGTGCGCAGATCAGTTCATAACGGGGATGATGTTCTATTAGGAGTAACAAACTTCAAGCTAGTGACCTCAGCAGTAGGACAGGCCAGTAGGTTGGGAATACGCCTACAAAGAGCCAAATGTGCTTTCGGAGGCATAGCGGAGTTCCTGAGAGTCGATCATGTCCGGGGTGAGACAGGGCAGTACCTTACGAGGAATATCGCGACATTAATGCATTCCAGAATTGAGTCAAAGATATCACTATCAGTAAGAGACATAGTATCTTCAATGGAGTCGAGGTTCAAGGAGTTCGTACAAAGAGGGGGTAGTAAAGACTTGGTTGTAAGGTTGAGGGACATATATTATGACAGAATAGCACCTGAATTCAAAATAACCAAAGCACAGATGTACATCATCAAAACGGCCCATGCGGTTGTCGGTGGGTGTTCAGAAAGCAAGACAGCACCAGTGGAGGTGTACATCGATTACAAAAAGGAAGGGGAAGTAGAAGGTTTGCCTAGACACTTGCCTGGAGTGATAGCTTATGCTAGAGCTCTGAAAAAACAGTTAGAACTGAAGGTAGAATTGCCTGAGGTAATAACGAGAATATACAGCGCAACCGAAAACGCGGTCAAGTTGGTAAGGGAAAAAGTTTCCTTTAACAAACCAAGTGACGTCATGCGGTACAAAAGGTATAAAGCACTGTATAAAGCACATAAGGAGGTTGCTGAGACGCCTACCTTCGGGAAAGCAATGTTAACGGGTTTCTTATTTGATGTCCTGGCTGCGAAGAGCAGATCCAGGACTCTGATAATGATCCTTAACAATGCTAAGAATCCAATGGATTTCCTGAAGGTAGTAACGTAAGCGCCTCCCAACG